TTTAAGTTGCCAAGCTGGAGGCGCGCCGCTACGGCGTCCGCGCTCCTAGTACAGGTGCTTTCTAAGTGACTAATCCCTCCTACAAACTGGAGAAGCGCAATGCCCGCAATGGCATCAATCACCGTCAAGAAGTACGACGGTACAACCGACATCATCTTCGATGCTCTGTCGGCTTCTGGGGGTGATGGTTCCCCCGCGGTTTGGCGCCAGGATACTGGCGCCGCCGCAGCACTTCCGGTCGGACTTCGGTCCGTTGCCAAAGTGTGGAGTACGTGGAACGGCCCGAAGACCGCACGGCAGATCAAAGGAAACTTTGTGATGCCGTACGCGGTTCAGGACTCTACCACGACACTCTACTCGGCTAAAGACCGGGTAGTGTGCGACTTTATCATCACCATGCCCCAAGCGATCCCGGCTGCCAACCTCAACGAAGCCTATCAGATTCTGAATCTGTTGGCCTCTACGTTGATTAAGCAGTCCGTCGCAGCTGGGTACTCCCCGACCTAAACCTTCGGAGTCACAATGAGTGCTTCTTACGAGTGTCGTGTTTACCATCTCCCTGGATACGTCCTTCAGGTCGACTACTTTTATCGACTCGACCCCGAAAAGGGTCGAGTCTTGGAGCGGAAGATCTGGACGTACGCCGAACGGAATGGCGATACGTTGACTTGGAGAGGCCTTAACGTGTCTCCTTCGGTTGCAGAGCAGCACGTCGTAAAGGCGTTTGCTCGGATCGGACCTTGGCTCGAAATGCCTGAAAAGGTTATAAGAGCCTGGGCTACAGATGGGGGTTCGTACGTGGATGGTGTCCCGGTTAATTCCGAGTGGCACTTCCATCACGAGTTCCCGTTCCTTCGTAAAGAAGGATACAAGCTGTAGGAGAGATGATGAAGAGCCTGCTACCAAATGAAGTGGTGCGGACGGTCTCTCACCTGTTAGAGGACCTGGATACTCCTATTTCTCTTAGCGTTTCCTTACGGTTGCGCTATGGGGAGTGGGACGGGATCGCAGAAATGCATTGCGACCCACGATCGTACCTTTGTAGCAATCGCTTTGCCCGCGACGCAGCT